TCATAAGTGGGTCTTAGAGGGTTTATTCGGACCTTCTTATAAAATAATTAAAACAAATGAGTTGATGAAAAAGGGACATGTTGCATCTCTAGATATCAATGTTCTTTTACTCAAACATCCACCAATAAGATTTGAAACATTTGAAGATGAGGTTCAATATATTATCGGACATAATCAAAGAAATAATTTTATAAAAAATTTAGCATTAGATCTAAAAGGAAATACCCTCATACTCTTTGCTAGAGTAGAGGGTCATGGAGAACCTTTATATAATCTGATAAA